TAGGCGCAGCAGCATTAGCAGGTCTAGCAGGACCATTATTGAAGTGGCTAGATCCATCAGCTACAGAATTTGGTAGAGGCTCAGAGTAATCTAGTTTACTGCGAGGCTATACAGGGCCACCCTGTTTTACGGGGTGGCCTTATTTTTTATGCCCTAAATTTCCCTAGCGGGATCATCTACCGGACAAGGCACAACTATTAAATTACCACAGTTAGCACAAGTAGCATCTAACATATACCAGGAGATCTCAAAGTTATCAAAGGTAGCTAGGATAGAGAAGACTTTAGAACCACAAGGACAGGCGTGTAATGGACCTAAGGATCGCAGATCCGTGCCGAATTTAGGTGGTAACTTCTCCTTGTTTTTTCGCAAGGTTGGTAGACGGAACATACAGTACCGAACCGTTGCGGCGCTCAAAGCGCCGCCCGTACCAAGATTCGCCTTCGGCTCATATTATAACCACTTCCGACCTAGTAATCCGAAAGGATCGCACTCACGGCGTGTCGCATTTACATCCCACTATTTATTACGGGCGGTGCTACAATTAATCCAAGACAAAGGAAGGACAGGTTGTGACGGCAATTGTTGGTATTCAAGGTAAGGGCTGGGCAGTTATTGCTGCAGACTCTATGACCACCTATACAGATAGACCTTACGTTGCTAAGGGCTACGATAAAATTGTTAAGGTTGGCGAATATTTAATTGCAGTTGCAGGTGATGCACTAGCTGGAGATATATTAAATAACTTATGGCAACCACCAAAGGTTATTAAGACTCAAGACCCTGATCGCTTTATGATGGTCAGAGTTCTACCATCTATTAAACAAACTCTAACTGATGCAGGGTATGACCCTAATCCTAAAGGTAAAGCTGATGATGATTCAGGTTGGGATGCTTTAGTTTGTTTTAATGGGAACATCTATCAGGTCAGTGATGATTACGGTTATATGCGAGATGATAGAGGTTTATACGGTATAGGTTCAGGTGGCTCTTTAGCAATGGGTGCTCTAGTAGCACTAGATGATGACACAAAGACTCACGCTAAAGCAGCGAGTGCTGCAAAGAAAGCAATCAATATAGCAATACAGTACAACATATGGTGTGGTGGAACTGTAAGTATCAAGACACAATTTACTAAGTAGGAGTTATGCACAAGACAATTAAGTTTGCTTTATCAGAAGCATATGAAAAAGGTTATGAAGAAGGATTAAAGGCTAGTGCAACTAGCGATACTAACTGGGAGGAACAGAACAAGATGAGACAGCAATGGTTACTAGACAACCCTGATGCAGGGTATATAGGATGGATGTCAATATGACAGATCCAAAAGAATTACTGTTAGAAGTACTACGAGCCAAAGATGCTGGTAGGGCTAGATCTAAACAGACACAGATAGGTCCATCAGAGTTAGGTGGCTGTCGCCGTAAGGTTTGGTATCGTCTTAACGATCAACCTGAAACCAATGACAATGAGATGAAGTTGGCTGCCATTATGGGTACAGCTATTCACTCTGCTATTGAAGAAGCAATTACAGTTGCTGATCCAAAGAGTGAGAAGTACTGGGTAGAAACATCTGTTGAGTACAATGGAATGAAAGCGCATATAGATTTATATATACCTGCAACAGGAGATGTGGTAGATTGGAAAACCGTTAAGGTTAAAAATCTATCCTACTTCCCATCGCTACAACAGCGTTGGCAAGTACAGGTGTATGGCTACTTACTTGATAAGTCAGGCAAGGGGAGTCCTAAAACTGTCAATCTAGTAGCCATCGCCCGTGATGGTGATGAAAGAGATGTTAAGGTTCATAGCGAACCATATGATCCAAAGATGGCAGAGGAAGCTCTTAACTGGCTTGCTGCTATTAAAGAGAGCGCAGATGCACCAGAGCCTGAGCGTGATCAGAGTTACTGCAAATCTTATTGCAAGTACTTTGATGAGACCGGCGAGATGGGATGCGTTGGTATAAAAAAAGAACGTATCAAAGAGGGTGAGATATTTATAGACGACCCAGAGGTTGACACATCCGCTTTGAAATATTTACAACTTGATGCAAAGATAAAGGAACTGTCTAATGAAAGAGATTCATTAAAGACAGCGTTAGAAGGATTTACTGGTCAGACTAATAGTGGTGTATCCATTACTTGGAGCACCGTTAGTGGTAGAGAATCAGTAGATGCCGAAGAGGTTGAGAAACTTCTAGGCTTTGTACCAAAAAAACAAGGACAGGAATCAATAAGATTATCTGTCAAACATACTGGAGGTAAGTAATGGCTGCACCGGAAAGCACTAAGTTTCAAATCAACTACAAGTTAGCTGATGGAACTTTAGTAAATTTATATGCAACAAGTCAGGCTGAACTAGAGTCATCTCTAACTTCAATCTCTGACCTAGCAACACTAGTAACATCAACTGGTACCACACTTGGTACAACCACACAATCAAGTGGTGGAGCAATTGCCTATGCTAAGAAAGCACTAGGCGCAACTACTGTCTCTGCAACAGATGCAACTGCACCTGATTGTAAGCACGGTTCAATGGCGTTTCGTTCAGGCGTAGGACAGAAAGGTCCTTGGAAAGGTTGGATGTGCGCTGCACCTAAGGGTGCTACAGACAAGTGCGATACCGTCTGGATTAGATAAGTTATGCGGGTTCCCTGGAACTATGAGAACCCAGCTTGTGCTCAAGTAGGTATGGAATTTTTTTATCCTGATAGGGATATTGAAGATAAGATCCATACTAAAACGATTGTAAACATCTGCAAGGTCTGTCCCCATCTTGCAGAGTGTGCAGAGTGGGGTATCAATAAAGAACGCTATGGTATTTGGGGCGGTATTACTGCCAACCAAAGAAGAGATATTAGAAGGCGTAGAGGAATAGTTCTACCGAGAGAGGAACACGTTGCTTAATTTAAATAGGGCGTGGCGTGGTAGCAATACCAATGCAACACCACTACCTGATGTGTGGAAAGATCTTGCTAAGAAGCAGATCAAGTTCCGCAGAGGTCAGGTATGTATGATTGCTGCCGCACCCAATGCTGGTAAGAGTATGTTTGCTCTTATCTATGCAGTTAAAGCAAAAGTTCCAACCTTGTTTTTCTCAGCCGATACTGACACAGCAACTGTGATGATGAGAGCAGCCTCTCACTTATCAGGCCACAGTCAACTACTGGTGGAAGCGAACTTAAATAGTAACCGTCATTACTACGATAAGTATCTTTCCGATATGGAGAACATACAGTTTGTCTTTGACTCATCACCATCATTAGATGATGTTGAGTTAGAGGTTAAGGCTTATGTTGAACTATATGGAATACCACCAGAGTTGATTGTTATAGATAACCTGATGAATGTGGTTGCCGAGTCAGATAATGAATGGGCAGGTCTGCGAGCTATTATGGTGGAGTTCCACGATATGGCTCGCAAGACTGAAGCCTGTGTGATGGTATTACACCACGTCTCTGAGCAATCAGAGTATGGCAAGACCACTGAACCACCTGCTCGTAGGGCTATTCACGGCAAGGTATCTCAACTACCTGCACTGATACTTACTCTAGGGTTTGATCCAATAAATCACATACTTAAAGTAGCAGCAGTTAAGAATAGATTTGGTCCACATACTGCAGATGGCACAGACCATACTGGTTTGTTTGTTAACTACGGTGTATGTCAGATATCTGATTCAGATGCACTAGGTATGATGTATAGAAGGGATGCTGTATACAATGACTCCCAAGTATAACAAGGCCAAAGGTGCTCAGTTTGAAGTAGATGTAATGAAATGGTTTAGAAAGATGGGCGCAGTAGCTGAACGCTTGCGCTTATCAGGAGCAGAGGATGAGGGAGATCTAGTAGTTATTGTTGCCGGTGAAACCTACATCTTTGAGTTAAAGAATACTAAAACTTTGAACCTAAAGGAGTTCTGGGATGAAGCGCAAACAGAAGCTATTAATTACGCTAAGCATCGTGGTATTGATAGGCCTTTATCTTATGTACTATTCAAGAGAAGAAACGCAGGAATAGATAAGGCTTGGGTTATACAGGATCTAACGCAATGGTTGGAGGATAAGAAATGATTTGTTTAGTTTGCAGATCAGCAGGGCAGGAAAACCTTAAGGACAATTACAATAGGTCTGAGGTTCTACACAAAGAATGTAAAGGAGACTGCGCTTGTCAACACAAGACTGGTCCAGGGTGGGTAAAAAGAAACGGTACAAAGGTGCCACTGATGCAAACGCAATCTCCATAAGTGCAATAGTTTCGCACTATGGCGGTGAGGTAAGAGAAGGTAGGGCTTGTTCTGTTAGGTGTGTACTACACAATGACAGCAGAAGGAGTGCGGTAATCAATACAAAGGACAACTTGTATTACTGCCACACTTGCGGTAAAGGTGGCAACGCAGTAAACATTGTTATTATTAAAGAGAATATGGGGTTTAAGGATGCTCTCAACCGTGCAGTTGAAATCCTCGCTGGAAGCGGCACTGCAATACAGCAAGGATCTAAACGAGGAAGCAATAAAGTTTCTCGCAGATCGTGGGATCTCTGAGGAGATAGCAAGGCAGTACCACTTAGGTTTCATTAAGGAACCTTTTGCAACCCACGAGAACTATCAGGGCTGGCTATCTATACCTTATATGACTGTGCTTGGACACTGTGTTGGCTTTAAGTTTAGAAGATTAGATGATGGTAAGCCTAAGTATGGAGCACCACTAGGGCAGAAGGGTCATCTCTATAATGTCAGCGATATTATTATTAGTAGTGAGTACATAGCAATCTGTGAAGGTGAGCTAGATACTATTGTTGCATCTGCAATCCTAGGCATACCAGCAGTTGGTGTTCCTGGAGTTGCTGCTTGGAAGCCACACTTTACAAGGATGTTTACTGGCTATGGCAGGGTTTATATTATTGGTGATAATGATTTAAAGGATGATGGTTCTAATCCTGGGGCAGAGTTTTCTAGGATGGTGGCACAAGAAGTTCTTAACTCTTCAATCGTGTCGCTTCCTGCTGGTATGGACCTCAATGACTTATACTTAGCAAAGGGTATAGAAGAGACAAAACGGACAATAGGAGTACCTAATGTATGAAGAACTCGGATCTGACGGTTCTAGCAGAATGGTTGGCGACCTTAGGGATCTATATCATCAAGATCAATCACGAGAAAAACACAATAGAGATCGCACCACCTCCAACAAGAGAGTAGATGATGAGTTCATCGCTGATATGTGGCGTGTTATGGATGCTGCTGGTAATTTACTTGTTGCTAAGCACCACGATTACGGTCCATTAAATATTGCAAGATCTCCTGGCGGTCCTATCAATGGGTTAAGAGTTCGTATGTGGGACAAGGTTGCTCGCATTAATAATCTAGTAGATAGCAATGTTAATCCTAGTAATGAATCATTACGGGATTCTTTTATGGATCTACTTAACTACTCAGCTATTGCAATTATGGTACTAGATGGCAAGTGGCCAGAGGTTCAGGCTTTGGATTGTGAATGACACCAGAATTACACCCAACTCTATACGAGTTAGTTCCATCTGTATCTTATGTAATCTCTAGAAAGTTTAAAGGTTGGGTAGATCTAGCAGATATAAAGCAGGAGTGTTTTCTTTGGGCTATTGGTAGAGGACAACAGTTCACTGATCTATTAAACGAATCTAATCCTGACAAGCGTGAACAAAATGAAAGACGAATTGCATATCAGATGCAACGAATGGCTGAACGATTTGCTCGTAAAGAGAAGGCTCGCAAGGCTGGGTATAAGACAACTGATGAGGCCTTCTATGACACAACAACTATTGCTCAGTTAATACCATTTGTTATTGCATCCGTAGTAGATGGCACAGTATTAGAACAAGCACAAGAGATGATCAATGATGGTACACCTCGTAAGCAATCAACACCTGCTGAAGGTGGCAACCTACTAGCGATCCTAATAGATATTAAGAAGGCTTATCTAAAGCTAGAGCAAGAGGATAAGACCATACTACAGATGAGATACCACGATAGTTTTACTCTGCAACAGATAGCACAATACCTAGAGTGTGCTACATCTACAGCAGATCGCAGATGTGTATCAGCCTTGCGTAGATTGCAGGACAAGTTAGGTGGACAGACACCTTGGAATTAAAAGAGCCGGAGTTATTTGATTATCTTAAAGAGTTTTACTACTCTGATCTTGAAAAGAGTGAAGAGTTTGACAACTGGGATTGCATATCGTTAGAGGCTAAGATGTTTATAGAATTGAAATCTCGTAAGACCCACTACCCTGACTTACTTATAGAAGAGAGTAAGTATCAGGGTTTAATTATGGCAGCAGGTATTAGATCTCTAGTCCCTTGGTATATCAACGCTACACCTGAAGGGATATGGGGATTTAATTTATCTACAATACCTCAACCTAAGTGGGAAGATAAGTGGCTACCTATTACAACTGAGTTTGCTAACAAGGCTAGTCGCACTAAGTTAGTAGGGTTTCTAAAGATAGAAGATGGGATATTATTTTGATCTACGAATATGAATGTCCAGGCGATGGTGAGAAGATAGAGATAGAGTTTCCTATCACCGCAGTTCCACAAAATGTTATGTGTTCATTATGTGGCACAGAATTAAAGCGTATATTTACAGCACCTTTAATACAGTTTAAAGGTAAAGGCTTCTACTCAACGGATAACTAATGGCCGAGTATCCTAATTGGTTTGCTGCAACAGCACAGGCTAACTTTGAAACATATCTTACTGAGTTCAAAGATAAACCTAATCTAAAGTTCTTACAGCTTGGTGTATTCACAGGTGATGCAACAGTATGGTTATGTAATAACATCTTAACGGATAAGAGTTCTAAGTTAATTGATGTTGATACTTGGGAAGGTAGTGATGAGCAAACCCACGCCGAGATGGACTTCAGCGATGTCTATCAGGTGTATCAGGAGAAGGTAAAAGATCTACCAGTTGTGTCTGTGGTTAGTGATACGCATAAGTATTTGATTAGACAGTTAGATAATTTTATTGGCGCATTTGATTTTATTTATATTGATGCAGACCACACTACAGTTGGTGTGCTACTAGATGCTGAACTATCTTGGTCGCTACTTAAATCAGGTGGTGTTATGGCCTTTGATGATTACACTTGGGGAAGAGATCTTCCACCATCTAAGACACCACGCCCTGGAATACTTCTATTTACTGAGCGACATAAAGAAGAGATAGATACTTTAGTTATTAACTCACAGTATTGGATTAGAAAAAAGTAGAAAGCCCCACTCGGAAGGGTAGTGAGGCTCTCTTATTATGACCGGAGAGAAAGGTTAAGAACCGGTCAAGACTTATTACTCTACCACACTAGTAGTAGTTGTGCTTGAGAAAGAACTTGTATGCTTTACAAGGTGTTTGGTATCGCTTAGAAATATATTTAGCACCTCGCAGGATTTGATACTCAGCTCTGCTATCTCTCTCTCCAAGGAGTTGAGCAATTCCGTAAGCACTTGATCCTCGTTGGTTCTTGGCATAGTTGTCAAACCTGCTCTCACGGGTCCAAAGGGAGAGTAAGCACTCCCACTCTCTTCCACTCCACCCAAAACCAGCCTGAGCGTAGTCCTTTGCGAGCTTCTTGTTATAGTTCTTTTCATCTTGTGTTGCCTTCCTATTCTCTATTACGCCATCAGGTATTCTACCTACTGGCGGTGTAAATAACTTATGATGACCTTGTGTTAGCAGACCTAGTGTTGCCAGTAATATCAAGCCATTTCTTACCCATAGTTTCATCAGCTTCCATCTCCTCTTCAAGATAGGTGCGATATACATTTGGGTAATCATTACTCAAACGAGCTAACGCCCTGTCCCTTGCTCTTCGGTAGTTTCTCTGACGAACAGCTTGAGCCTTCGCAGTTTCTATTCTTTGTTCTACTTCTCTCTTCATCTACTCCATCTATCTATACTGTCGGTGATAGTGGCAAGCACTATCGGGGTTATCTCTACTGAGTCTAACATTAGTTCGGCATCTTCCTCATCTACCTCATACTGGGACACCCATATTTTACTTCCAGCAGGGCTATTCCGATACCATTTAAGGGCTTCTACTGGGTTCTCACCGCCCCATATAGCTATCCCTTGGCTATCTGATACCTCATAGAACACTACTGTAATCTTCCCCCTTCGGGGTAGCTGGATTACCTCACTCATCTTTACCCTCACTCTCATACTCATAAAACTCACCACATAAATCACATTGGATTACATCACTCATACTCTCGCCCTCTCTCTCGCTATTATCTTATCCTCACAATCGGAGCAGGTGTAGGAGTGATACTCAGCGTAGTCATACTCGCTGGCACACTCCTTACACTTGACTATATCTAACTCAGTTCCAGTAAGGGCATACTCATCTCCCTCTAGGTAGCGTGGCTCAGACACTAGCCACCTCTTGTATCCTCTTAATAAACTCTAAGTAAGTTTCCCTTACATAGTGCTTACAGTTAGCTTTGTGTTGGTCGTAGATATACTGGTCGCATATCAGACAGTTATTATTGCTGTCATATACCTCACTCATTTGCTGTCCTCTAGCTCTCTCTGTCGCTCCACCTCTTTGTCCATTAGACAATCATCACAGGCGTAGCTCCCGTCATAACTGTTATACCACTCAGGTTTTGTTATCTCCCACCCACAGAATTGGCAGATAGTTTTCATTTGCTTAACTCCTCTCTCTCTTTCGCTAGTTGTATCAGCCTCTCTGCTGATGTTGTTATCTCTCTCATATAACTTAGGCAATCGCACTCGCTTATTGGAACTAGGTGGTCGCCACATATTGCTGGTATAGCCTTCATACTGTTATCTCCTCCTCATCAAACTGAGATACTAAGGTTTCAAAACCAGCATTAGGATTTATATGGTTAGTGGATACAGCGTCAATAAACCGCAACGAACAGCTATCCTCATACCACTCCATTACTGTATTAAACATCTCATCACTAGACATTTGGTCATCAGTAATTAGTGGTTCATACCCATAACTACGCATTAGTTCCACTTGCTCATTATCCATAAGAATATAAATCTTATGGCAGTTATCCCAAGCAATAGCTTTAGCACTACCTACTCGGTCATTTATTAAATCGTAGTTAATCATTTATCCATCTCCCAAGTTAGGTCATCTAAGTAATGTTCAAAGCTCATACCTTGATGAGCCTCGCTATCCCACTCTGCTACCCAATCAGGTGTGCGGTCAGGCACTCTCCAAAATGTATCGTAGCCGTCAAAGCTATCCCAAAATAAGGTTAGTTCATACTCATTACCTTCGTAGTTAAAAGCAATATACCGCTTCCAACCTGTGCTCTCTTCGTTAAAATGAGAGATTACTATCTGCTTCTCTAAGTGTTGCTTCATATTACTCATACCTCTATCTCCTCTCCCTCTACATAACCTTCGGCTAGTAGTCCTTCAAAGAAGTTCCATATTTCAAGTAGTCCTTCTCTCTCCTGCTCGTTGGCTTTACTTAAAGCTATATTAAGTGCGCCACCGAACTCCTGTATATCTTTATACTTATATCCAAGCATTACTTAGCCCCCGCCCATACTGTTTGTATATCTACCTTATGAGCGGAAGAATTATCTAAGTCATTAACAATAGCTTCAGCCTCTTCCACGCTGTTAGCTTTAATATAATAACTCTCTATCTTATTTACTTGATACTCTCTCATTACCTTCTCCTATCTATCTAAGCGAGCTATCTGCTCGCCCTCTCCTACCTTAGTAGAATACCACGCCACACTACCCTAGACAAGTAGTGTGGCATAGTTCGCCACTAAATTATTGATTACAGCTATTACACCGCCACCCTCTAACCCTGTATCGGTGTTGCTCTGTATCCCTATTACAATAGATACAGAATTGTATATCCACAGTAGGCTGACCTACTGGGTCGATATAACTACTCACTACTTTACCCCCACTTCAGCTAAGTTAGCATTGGTATAGTGGTAATGGCATAGCGGTATATTGTCCGCAACCTCTACCTCTCTATTACATACCTTACAATTCATAGCTTTACCCTTCTTTCTATCTAATCAATCTGATTAGATAACCCAATTATACCAATCGCATATTTTAGATTTTAGATTTTAACTAATCTCCAAACAGCGACACTCCCGACAATC